TGAGACCTTTGCGACCGAGCTTTCAAAGCCCTCCGCTGCCTGCGCGCATTCGAGCAGCGTGTCAGCGATTTCCTTTGCCGCCTTCGCAATGCCCGCAGCCGCCAGCGCCGCCGCAAGCTGGTCAATCGCGTTTTTCGATTTGCTGCCAAAGTCCTCCGACGCTTCGCCCGCGCCCTTGACCTCTTTGCCGTATTCGTCGATCGAATGCGCGCAGCCGTCGGCGCTCTGCCCGGCCTCGGCAAGATATTGGCTGTTGCGCCCGAGCTCATCTGACAGGCCGTTTAAGTCGACCTTTGCATAGTTCAGCTGCTTCTGCCAGCTCTGCACGCCGCGCCCGGCAGCGGCCTGTCCCGCCTCAGCTTCCGCAAGCTCGGCATTCCAGCGGTCGAGCTCGGCGGTCAGCGCTTTTTGCTCCTCAGAGGTGTCGCCCGCCGCATCGCCCAGCGCCGCCAGCGCCTGCTCGCAGCGGGTAATGTTGTCCTGTGCCGCCGCTGCGCGGTCGGCATATTCCTGCTGGGCCCGCTGGCAGTTTTTCAGCGCGTTTTCCAGTTCAGAAACCTTTTCCTTTTGCTTGCTGTATAGGGCCTCTAACGCGCTGCCCTTTGCAGTCAGCGCTTCCATGCTGTTTGCGTTGCCCTGGAACGCGCTTTCGGCAAGGGCAAGGTTGGATTTCAGCGTCGCAAGCTCTGCGTTGCAGGACGCGACTGCCTGCTTATACTGCGCCTCGCCCTCAACGGCGAGCCTGGTTGAAATTGTGCGTGTTGCCATCGCTTCCTCCGCTTAATCGTCCGGGTTTTTCTGTTTCACGCCATGCGCCCGCAGATACAGCTCCCACAGGTCGCTGACCTCGCCGGGGGCTGCAAGCAGCGTTTCTGTCCGGGTGAGCCCGCACGCGAGCCCCACCCGGAGGAACGCCGCGCGGCTTACCCCGTTTTTTTTTGCGCTTCCAGCTCGGCAAGGCCAAGGTCAATCTCGTTGGTTTCCGGTTCGACCTCGCGCCCGTAGCCGAGGGACAGCGCGGCGGGGATCGCCAGCTTGAGCCTTGCAAGGTCGCTCGGCGCAGTCGCCGCGCGGATCGTTTCCACGTCCACAATGGGCGCGGGCGCATAGCCGAGCTGCCGCCGCGCCAGCTCGCCCTGCTCCGCGAGGATCACGGCGGCGCGGCACGCCGCGTCAAACCCTTCCCGTGTGCCCGGCCTGATTGCGTCGATCAGGCCCGCGCTGCCGCCGAACGCGTCGTCGATCTGAAACATCCCCTCAACCGTCAGCATAAGGTACTGCTCGCGCCCGGCAAGGTCAATTTTTACTGCTTTCATGAGGTTCCCTCCTCCCCGCCGCCGTCCCCTATGGCCTTACGCGGCGTGTATTTCTCCATCGTGGCGGCCATTTGTTCCGCCCGCAGAATTTCTTCCAATTCTTCTTTTGTCAGCGCCTTTGTTTCCTGCTCCGGCGCTATACCGTCCGGCGGAAAAATCCCGTTTTTCATGTAAAAGGCGTACAGAAACACTTCAAATTCCTTTTTTGCGGCTTCATAGAAGAATTTGTGGTTGAACTCAATTTCCAACCTCTGCGCCGCTGTGCAATCCGTCCCATACTTTTTGCGCTTCCGGCCAGACGCGGCCCCCACGCAACCAAAAGCGGGTTTGCCCGTAACTGAAAAGATAATCTGGATCAAGATCCTGCGCTCTAATTCGTCATGGTACGGGAAGAATACCGTTTCCACCCGCTCCACTTCCAGATCGGCTTCCGTTATGCCGTGTTCCTGCATCAGCCGTTCAAGCGTGGCTTGCGCGGTTGTCTTTTCGCCGCCCACCCCTCGATCGGCCAGGGCCTTTATTTTTTTGATCTTTTCCAGCAGTTCTTCTTTGCGGTTCATTGCTGGTTCTTTTCCTCCTTCCCGTTCCATCAGCGGGCACCAGGCGGGCACATATGGCAGGAAGCGCCCGGCTGCGCTTACCGTGTAGCCCCGGCGCTGGCCTGGGGCGTTGCATCGGAACAGCGGCGGCAACCCCGCCACGGTTTCTACCGTGATACAGCCGCACCCCTCGCACGTCCTGGAAAAGTCCGCGCCTATGCCGTGGTTTACCTTCTTCCGGCGCTCCATGCTCATTCACCCGCCCTACAGGCCCAGAAGCCGCGCCGTTTCTTCAACCGTCCGGCGGCACTTCTCCACACCCTCCCGCTCGATCCAGTTTTCCAGGGCTTCCCGCCCCTTTGCCCGGCGGTAAATATCTTCTTCCGCCGGGCACAGTTCCAGCGTGTCAGGGTAGAAGAACTGGACGATCCGGGCCGGGCCGCCGTTAAGGTCGATCGACATTTGGATCAATCTGCTGGAACTCCTATGACTGCTGTCGCTGGCATCGGGGAAGATCCTTGCTTCCAAATTCCCGAACAGGATATGGAAGTAACCTTCCGGCATACCCGGTTCACGCTCCAACCCCCGCGCCGTCCCCAGTTCCCGGACGGCCAGCGCCGCCGCCGTCTTCTTTGTCAGGCGGAAGCCGCCAGGGTAATACTTTTTAGGCATCGTGCCCGCTCCTTCCTATTTCCCCGGCACGGCTTCCGGCCACACGCGGGCGGTCATATCCTCAATACAGCCCGCCAGTCTGTAGGCTTCCGCCGCGCTGTTCAGCTTCACAGTTTCGCCGCCCGGCATGGCGATCGCCAGCGCACGCGGGGCGGGTTCCGGTTCCTCCCGGCTTCTGATCGCCTGCGGGTTCCCGGCCATATCAATAACCACGTCAAACACGGTTCCTTCCGGCGCGGGCCGTTTTCCCGCCAGAATATCCCGCATAAGTTCCCACACGCCCGGCGTGTTCGGTTCCGCTGGTATGCGTACCTCTTTGATCTCCCGCAGTTCAGAAAGAACGGAAATGGCAAATTCCAGCGCCACTACGTCCGCGTCCCATTCGCGTTCCGTCTGAATTGCCCATTTATTTTTCGCCAGCATCCGGCAATACCCGCAAAGGTCTTTCAGCGTGAACAGCGCTTCCGCGCCTGTGCTGTCCTCCATACTGCACGGGCCGGAAACTTGCGTTTTTTCCAGCCGGAAGGACGCGCCCGGCCCCAGGGTCACGGGTTCCGGCCCGGCGGGCGGTTCCGGCTCCCCGTCTGCTTCCGGCTTCAACTGCACCGCCGCGCCGTCCCCGGTTGAAGTGTTCACGTTGAACACTGTCCCTTCTGGGAAGTTCCAGCGCGTTTTCCCTTCCAGGAAGTCACGCAGAAATTCCATGTTGCCTGCCGCCGTGTGCGGTTTTCCGTCTTCCTGTTCGTCCTGCGGAAACTCCCCGCCGCTGGCCGCCTGCATTTTGCCGATCGTTGCGGCCAGCAGGTTTGCCAGTTGAATTTCATTTGCCAGTTCATGGCGGAACTGTTGGGCGGCTCCCTTTGGTTCCGGCTCCTTCTGTGCCGCCCGTATTGCTACACGGTTCACATAGCCCGCCGCCAGATCGACAAACGCGGCGTTGAAACTGTTGATCTTTTCCTGCATCGTGTTTCATCCTTCCTTTTCCGTTCCCCGTCTGGTATACTATTTTCTGGCGGTGTTCCAGCACCGCCGGAATACAGCGTGAAGGGTGGTTAAAATATGGGAGATTACCCCAATCCCAATGTTGTTACTGTTGTTAAAATTGGCGGCTTTACGCTCTATTGCAAGGCTTTTCGCCACCTCACAAAAGAAGAAATGAAACAGGCCGCCGCACTTTGGCTACGCCAGTCCCGGCGCAAGAGTTTCCCCAAAACCGGAAGCGGTGAAGTTATTTCGCTTCACGGGTTTGATCAAGAATGATCTGTGCCAGCACAACAGCTTCCACGCCACCCAGCCCCAGCGTTACACCGTCTTTCGTGATCGTCAACGTCCCCTTTTTTTCATCCGGTATTACCGTCAGTGGGAAGCCGTGCGCTGGCTCCATCTGCGCCACCCTTTCAATGTCTGCCACATCTTCCGGCGCAAAGTTCACGATCATTCCCGGCCCAGCTTCCGTTATGGCCTGGAACAGTTCCGTTTTGTGCTTCTGTTCCGTGTCCTGCATCAGCCACCACAGAGGGTTATTCCGTTCCGCGCTGTGTGGGCAGTTGCCCCCGTCACAGTTTTCCGCCGAACAGGCGGCACAGAAAACCCGGCGAAATTCCGTATCCCACGGCCCATCCGCAACGGGCAGGGCGGCCAGAAACGCCCCCAGGGCTTCCGGCGTTGCCGTGATCTGTTCAAAGTTCTTCATGCTCTTTCCGCTCCTTCCCGCTTCCCGGCCCTGCGTCCGCGCCGCTCAAAAGACTGCTGAACGCGCAACTGGGCAAGATCCGCGCTGTAGCGCAACCGCTGGTTTTGCAGGCGGCTTCCGTCCTGCCCCCGCCGCAATTCAGAATAAATGGTGGACAGCGGGGCTTCCAGCTTGTCCGCGATCTCTTTTGCCTGTGCGCCATCGTTCCACATCTTTTGAATGACCGTTCTTTCCTCATACGTGCGCATAGTGTAGCAAGCCATACCCTTTTCACCTTCTTTCTTCTGGCCGGGCGCGGCGCTTACGGCCCGCCCGGCTGTTTCCCTTCTTCCTGTTCCATGGCTTCCAGTCTGGTTCCCGCGTACAGCCTCCCCAGGTCGATTTCCCCGGCCTGCGGCGGGGGCTGCTGGCCCCCTGCCGCTTCCGTGGCATCCGTGCCCGCCATTGCTTCCGGCGTGCCCAGGGCCGTTTCCCGGCCCTCGCTGGCGGCTTCCGCCGCCGTCCCTGTTCCCTGCTGGTTGTCTGCCCTTGTGCGGTATGCGTCCGCGTCCGGCCCTTCCGGCTCCCGGAAGAAGTCATATTCCAGCCGCCGCCCGCACTCTGGGCACACGTCCGGCATATCTCCCGTTTCGTTGCACAGCAGTTCCGCGCCGCACTCCCCGCACCGGGCAACCCCCAGATCGTCCATGTAGGCCAGCGCGATCGGCTGCGGCTCCACGTCCGCCGCCGCGTCCCGCTCCACCATGCCCGCCGCCACGGCCACCAGCGTTCCCGCGCTGGGCGCTTCCGGCTCATACTGGGCGGAATTGAAACACTGTTTGAACTCCCGCGCCGCGTTGATCACGTCCACGCTGTACCTGCCGCCGTTGATCTGGTTCATAACCCGGTAGAAGTCCCGCCCGCTCTTGATCGTGTCGATCAGTCCGCAGATTTCCCGGAAGTCCTTCTGCTGGGCTTCGTCCATCCAGGCCGGGGCGGCGGGCTGATCCGCCGCCGCTTCCCGTGCTTCCTGGGCCACTCTTTCCCGCGTTTCCCGCTCCGTTTCATACTGGGCGGCGGTGTGGCAATTCTTGAAGTTCTGGGCCGCTTCAATAATCTTTTTGTCGTAGTCGTAGCCCAAAAGCGGTATTGTTACGTTGAAGTCCCGCGCACTCTTGATCCGGTCGATCTTGCCGCATACTTGCCGGAACTGTTCCCGCTGTTCGCCGTCCATCCAGGTTTCCCCGGCTTCCTGGGCCAGCGCGTCCGCTTCCTGCTTGAACTGGTATTCCACGGTTCCCGGAAGTTCCGCCCGGTAGGTTTCCCGCCAGTCACCTTCCGGCTGCTGGAACAGGTCTTCAAAGGCCACTTCAACTTCCCCGTCATAGATCGGGCTATCACCGTATTCCACGCGGTAACTGTCGATCAGGCCGTTTTCATCGTAGGTCACGAAAAAGTGAATCTGGTTGAAGTCTTCCGCCCATACGCTGTACCCGCAAGAATCGCTGTAAATGATCGCCGCCACTTCCGCCTGCTTCGGCATTTCCTTCGCGTTGATTTCCTCATAGGGGAAGATCCCGAAATAGCCGCCGTTCTTCGTGTACAGGCTGGCGCTGGTGTCTTCGTCACAGCACAGCTTCTGGGTCTTGTCGCTGCGGTCACGGTTTACGGGGTTCTTGTAGCCGTCCGCCGCGCTGTACCACTCCACAGCACCCCAGCCGGGCTTCGTAGCCATCCGGTACATTTCCGTTTTGCTGGCAACCTTATAAACCGGGACGCTGGCAACTGACGTTACGAAATACCGGGTTTCATCCTTCTTTTTCATGATTGAATCCCCCTTTAGGTATAAAAAAATTAGCTTGCTGGTCGCAAGCTAACTGGTGCTTGTTCCCTGCAAACTAATAGTAACGGCTGCCGTGCCAGAAGTCAAGAATAAATTGCAGTAAATTGGAATAATCAGCACAGCGCACAAAATCCCCCTGCCCGTTTTATGCTATTTGACGGCAAAAAGCGCATAAAAACCTAAACGGGTGGGTCTTGCTCACTCGTTTAGAACGTTTGTATTCAGTTCCACGCGGTCAAGCCGCCTGTAGTTCTTCGTCAAATAGATCGGCTGCGGATTTCCAGCCCAGCAGCTTACGCGGGTATCTGTTCACCCATTCTTCCGCCGCCGCCACTTGTTCTTTTGTCACTTCGTCAAAGTTGGTTCCTTTGGGGAACCAGCGCCGGATCAGCCTGTTCATATTTTCGTTGCTTCCGCGTTCATACGCGGAATACGGGTGGCAGAAGAAAACGATCGTCCGCTTCCCCTTCCGGCGGTGTGCGATCTCTATCCCCTCAAAGTCCTGGAACTCGCTGCCGTTATCCACAGTAATACTTTTGAACAGGGTATAGAACAGCTTCCCGAATTTCCGTTCCAGGCGGTTTATAGCCTTTACCACGCTGGCCGCCGTGTGGTCTTCTACCAGTGTAATAATTCCCATGCGGGTTCTCCGTTCCGTCAGCACCAGCAGCGCTTGTTTTGATCCCTTGCACCCCATAACGCTGTCCATTTCCCAATGCCCAAACTTTTCCCGGCTCCCGATCTCTTTCGGGCGTTTCTCTATGCTTGTCCCGCGTGGCGCTCTTGCGGCCTGCTTTTTGCTTTTCTCCGCATAGTGCCGCCGCCCCTTTTCGTAAAGGTGCTTTTCGTTCAGAACAAGAAACACGTCCCCCCGGTAAATGTAGTTATATAGCGTCTTTTCGCTTATTTCCGTGCTGTATTCTTCCGTGCCGTTCTTTATGTACGCCAAGGCCGCGCCGGGGGAAAACTGCTGCTCCACGATCAGTTCTTCCAGCTTCTTTACCAGCGCGTGATCGTGTCCGATTTTCAGATCCGGCCCCTTTTCGGCCAGAAACTCCCTGTATTTCCTGTGCGCCACTTCCGGGCAGTAAATCACAACTTTTTCCAGGTCTGTTGTAAGCTGTTCGCATAACCCCCGGTTGATTTCATAGTAAATTGACCGTTCGCACTTCCCCAGGGCTTTTGCAATTTCCGGTTTCTTGAAGCCCTCTTTTATCATCCGCGCCAGTGTCAGCCTGTCATTCCAGGAAAAATGCGTTGCTCCTTCGTGATTCATAGAAGCGCCCCCTTTCCCGCAAATAATAAACTGGAATATATGATAAAGTCAATAGCCCAGACGTTGTAAAACGATAATTGCCGTAGGCCACAGCCTACGGCAACTTTATTTTTCTTCTTCCTCTGTTTCCCCTACCAGCCAATCCGTTGTAACCCCCAGCGCCCCGGCGATCGCCCGCAATTCAAAATCCTGCACCATGCGCAACCCGTTTTCGATCCTGGATATGCAATCCCGTTCTATGATCACGCCGCTTACCTGCACCCGCGCCGCCAGATCGGATTGTGTACACCGCTGGCGCGTCCGGGCCTGCCTGATTCTTTCGCCTGATATGTTCCGCCGCCCGTTGTAATTAAACGCTTTCACTTTTACACCCTCCAATTTTTGTGGTGTATTCCAGTTTTTTGTTTGACATTACCACATTGATGCGTTATCATTGTGGCAATATCCCACTTGTGGGAATACCACACATATTTTAGCTGGGATACCGCAAATAAAGAAGGAAGGTTGTTTTATGAAAAAGCGTATTCTGTTTCTTGTGGCCGCGCTGGCCTTGCTGCTGTCCGCCTGCGGCGGCTCCCCTTCTTCCGCTATGGCGGAAGAATTAAGCGCAAAGTATGACTTCTACGAAAAATCCGCCGAAAACATCAAAAAAGGCTTTGACGTTTCGGCGGACGATGCGGATCAAGTCTTTCTTGCGCTGGTTGATTGTGGCATTTCTTCCGAAATGGGCTACATTACCAAAAATGCCGATGGTTCTTTCAAGGTCTACGCTTCCGGGACTGATTACACCGTTTCCATGGACGGCAACACGGTTTCTTCCGTTTTCCTGGGGGAAGATCAGCTTTACCCGGAACTTATCCTGCACAATGATTTGATGGACTACGAACTAACCATAAAGGACGTTTTGAATGGCTCTGGCGATACCGTGATCGGCCAGTGTGCCTATATCCGCGCCAGCGCAAAGGAACTGGAAGAAATGACAGCGGATCACCTGCGGGAATTTGCCGAAAACCGCGTGGAAGGTTCCGGCTATAACTGGGTTTCCATCATCGTTACAGGCGGCAACGGCATTTGCTTCCCCGGCTCCGATACCTCTTTTGCTGAATATGGGAAACTTGATGAAGACGGGTCGCTTTTGGAAAGTGTCGGAACATGGATGCGGCAAAGTGACGGAAGCTATACCTACAGCGAAAACTAATAAAAATCGGCCCCGGTTGCGCTTCACCGCGCCGCCGGGGCCTTTGCAGTAGTCCTATTGCACCAGATACAACAATACCGCTGCGGCTTCATTGTAGCACACGCGGCGGGGAAATAGCGGGCAATCTTTTACTCGCAAAAAAGAAGCCACCAGCAGGCACGCCGCCCGCTGGTGGCTTCTTTAATCTTCCACTTTTTTCCCTCTATAAATATGGCGCAGTCTTTTACATTCTTCAAACGCTTCCCACCATATTCCCCCATGCCATTGTATTTTCAAAAGATTTTTTTCTAAAAGTAGGAATTTTCTTTCGCTATCCTCCATTTTCATAATTGTTTCCAGTTTCAACTTTCCTCTCCCTTGCCCCACGTCATTTCTTCCCCGGTATCCCGCAGAAACTTTTCCCGTACCGCCGCCACGATGTAGCTATTGAAGGACGCATAGCCCGCCTGGGCCGCCGCCGCCCTCACAGCTTCTTTCATGCCTTTTGGCACGGCCAGTTCCATACGGTCATAGTTTCCATCCCGGTATTTATTTTTTGCCGCCGTGGCCGCCGCCCCCCTGGGCGTTGGATACTTCTTTTTTTCTTCTGCCATATAAAGGCCCCCTTTCCGCTGTCCCACATTATACCACATTTTTTCAAGCTACGGAAGTATAAATGTTGCACAAGTTTACGGAAGTATATTTGTGTATAATTGTATTGAAATTTGCTTGACTTTCTTTTCTTACGGAAGTATAATATAGACAGTTCAAGGGAAACACAGCGGCCCACCCGCCGGGGCGTTAAGAATACGGCGGGGGCCAACCTTACGGGCCGACACGAAAAGGGGGCCGACACGGCAAGCCATCCAAAATATTTTATAGGGGGTCTTCCTTATGTTGAATCTTGCTTCTGTCCGTACTCTTACCCGCCACGGCTACGATATGCCCGCCATCCTGGCCGCTATGAACGCCGCCGAAACTACCGGAAGTGCCGATCTGGACGGCTGGACAATCCGGTACAACGATCGCGGCGAAATGATCACCGTTCACCCCAGTTGGTGCGGGATCTATGTCGGGGACTACAGCGCCCACGTTATCTTTCAGAAGAACATTTCTTACACGTTCAGTCATTACGGCTTCATGAACGCCAAATACCGGGACTTGCCCGCCGTCCTGGAAAAGCTGGACGCGGCCAAAACAAACGGTTTTATTCTTTGTGAGTGCTGCGCCTGTGATTTCCCCCGCCGGAAGAAGCAGGTTGAAAAGCTGGGCTACACCGTCCACCGCTCCAATATTTCCGCCTGTGAAACTGATATTTCTACCTGCTGTTTCCTGATTGCCTGATCCCCGCCGCCCCGGCTCCCCGCCGGGGCTTTCTTCTTCCCTTACGGAAGTATACAAAATGCACAGAATCAGCGCCGCTTCTTTGTGCATCATTTCAGCAGAAAGCGCTTGACTTTTTATTCTTACGGAAGTATAATATAGACAGTTAAGGGAACCACACAAAAACAAACGGGGGTTACGAAAATGAAGGTAGCAGAAAAGATTCTTGAACAGCTGGGCGGGCAGAAGTTCCTTGCAATGACCGGGGCCAACCACCTTGTAGCGGACGGGAACACGCTGCGCATGGCGCTTCCCAAAAACGCCAGCAAGGCCAACCGCCTTTATATCACCCTGGACGCTACGGACACGTACACGATGCACTTTTTCAAGTACACCGCCGGGCATCTTAACAAGAAAACTTTCGCCTGGATTGAAGACAAAACGATTGAAGTTCGGACAGACAGCGGCGTTTTCTGTGATAGCTTGCAGGCCATCTTCACAGAAGTAACCGGAATGTATACGCACCTGTAAGAACCACCGCCGGGCGGCCCAGCCGCCGCCCGGCTCCATCAAAAGAAGGGAAGGGAAACACAATGAAGATCGCAGAAAATTTTGAACAGTTCATGGAGCGGGTCACAGATGCAGAAGCGGCCACGCTGAACAGCCCCGCCGGGCAGGCCCTTACAAAAGAACTTCTGCAAATGAAGCTGGCCCAGAATCCGAACATGACGGCGGAAGAATGGGCGCAAACCAAAAGTGAATTTATGGTGTTCCTGTTTTCCGCGCTGTTGAAGGAACAGCCGGAATTGATGAATGAACTTGGCGGCCACGTCTGGAACGCCTTGCAGGAAGCCCCGTAAACCCCCAGGAACGCAAAGAAGCCCGCAGAAGGTAATTACACCCCCTGCGGGCTTCCGTGCGTCCTGTCGCTGTCTATGGCCCGCCCTGCGGGCTTTTATCTGTTCGCGCCGTCCTGCTGTTCGTTCCGGGCCGCCTGGCCGCCCTCCACGATCACAACGTCAACGCCAGCCGCCGCTTCCGCCGTGGCCGCGTCCACGGTTCCCACTTTCAGCCCGGCTTCATCATAGGCGTTTACGCTGCCGTCCGGGTTAGGTTCCGGCGCCCCTTCCGGCACGTTGTCCGTGGCAACCGCCACGCCGGGCGCACCCGCCGCCGGGCCGGGCACGTTGATAACCACCGTGGACGCTTCCGCATACTTCCGCTGTCCGATCTCATAATAGCGGGCCGCGCTGGCCGCCTGGGCCGCTTCCTGCGTCTGCTGGGCTTCCTCCGCGCCCTTCATCATGTTTTCATAGGCGGCCTGGGCAATGGCCCGCAGTTGGTCTTCTGTCACGTTCCACCCGGCTTCTTTGGCAACGGCTTTCAGCTGTTCCACAACCATTTCCATTTTTGCCGTGCCGCTGTCCTGCTTGCGGAACTCCCGCGCCCAGACAACGAACTTGTCAGCCCATGCGGCCAGCTGCCGCAGTTTGTCCGCAACGCTCTTGGGCACGTTCGGGAAAACGAACTTGCCCAGCAGGAAGCCGCCGATCGAGATCAGCAAAAGCACCGCGTTAAAAATAATGTTTTCCATGTTCTTTCCGTCCTTTCCTTATTTCACCGCGCCGCCCAGGGCGCACAGCAGTTGATCCAGGCTTGCCGCCTGCTTGTAGTTCTTCAACCAGTATTCCGGGCTGTCAATCACGCCAGCCCGCACCAGCGCGGCCACGCCGTCTTCCACGGACGCGGCACGCGGCCCAGCCTTTTTGATTTTAGCCGCCGCCTTTTCAAGCAGAACTTCTAAATACTTCACCTTGCCGGAATTGACAACCCCGGCCCAGTAGTCCGGGGAATTGATCACGCCCAGGGCCGCCAGCTTCGCCAGCGCTGCGGCGGCCCCCGTTACAACGTCCGCCGCGTCAACCCACCCGTAAACGGTCGAACCGCCGCCCGGCTCCGCTTTCAGCTGGTACGGGTGTTTTCCGTTGAACTTTCCGATCACCTTCGCCGTTCCCGGCTTGCAGGGCTTCCCGGTTGCGGCGTTCGCGCTGACATAATGCAGGCTGCCCGTAAAGGCCACCACAGCCCCCACAGCGGGCGCGGGCGCTGTGGGCGTGTTGGTGGTTCCCCCAGGCTTTCCGGGCGTTCCTGCGGCTCCCTGGCCGCCCTGCGTGCCCTTGTCCGCCGCCACGTCATAGGTGACATACGGGATCTTCCCGTGCTTCGTCCACCTGCGCCCGTTCATCCCCGCAATGGGGCCAATGTTCAAGCACGCCGTTTCCTGCACGCAGTTTTTGAACGCCGGGGAACACTCGATCACCACGCCGCCGCCCACATACACGCCGATATGGCCGGACAGCCACACAGCTTCACCCGGAAGAATCTTTGTAAAATCGGTTGAAACTTCCTTGCAAATCCGGATCATGCCGTCCGCGCCAGTATCAGGAACGCCGTTTGCCTTGTAGACTGCGCCGCCGTAGGTTTTGGAAGCGTCCCCGCTCCACCCCCACAAAATCCCTTTGATCAGGTTCACGCAGTCAAAGCCATAGACGGGCGGCTTTTTGTTCGCCGCCGCCTTGATCATGCGCGTGCGCTCCGCCCGCCTGTTGTATTCGTGGTTCTGGCAGTATCGCGTTACATTGCCCCCGGTCAGGGGCGCACCGAAACAGCCCATGACGTAAAGGGTTTTGAAGTTGCGCACAATATCCCACAGTTTTTGAATAAGCACGGACGCTTTCATGCTTCCCGCTCCTTTCCATGCCAGCTTCTTTGCGGCGTTGTATACGTTTTTCCTTCTGGCTGCGTATTTGCCCATAACGCGATCGGCAAGCGCTGCGGCGTGGATCGCGTCCAGCGTTACGGGCTTCTTTGCGGCGGCGGCCACCCTTGCGGACGCACCGCCGCCGCCCTGGTTTTCCAGATCGGCAAAGTAGACAAGGGCCGCCGGGTCTTCCACGCCCACTTTCAAGCCGTGATCCACGTATGCGGCCACGTCTGCTTCCGCCTGGGCATCTTGCGCACGCTTCCCGGCATCGGTTGTCAGAAGTTTACTGATCGCCGCCTTTTCCGCCGCGTTCACCGTCCGGGCGTTCCATGCGCCCGCCGCCGCTGTTGTGATTTCTTTGTAAAGGGCGGCCCCCAGGATGGAAGCCGCCCTTTTTTCCGCCGCGCAAATTTTTTTCAGAAGGGCCAGCGCCCGCCCCGCGTGCCATTGCACCTTGCCCACACTTACGGCCCCGTTATCGTTCGCGTTGACAGATCCGTAATTCCCTTCTTGCCCGAAAATGATTTTTTGCGCGGCCAGCACAATTTCTGTTCTTGTTTTTGTGTCCATTGTCAGTTCTCCATTTCCTTTGCCGCCCGTTCCGCTTCCCGTGCATCCTGCCGCGCCCACCGCCGATCCTGGCGGCGCTCCTTCGTGGTCTTGATCCAGCCCATTACCCCACCTTCCAGGCCGCACGCGCCGAAAACGCATTGTACCAGCGTGTCCGGTATGCTGTCCTTTTTGATGAAGATAACCACCATTGCCACGATGAAGCACAGCAGGAATACGCCCAGCACGATCAGGATTTTATCCATAGCGCCCATGCGCTTCCCCACCGTGGCGGGCGGCTTGTCCTTCTTCTGCTGCTTCCTGCCGCCCGCCTGGGCCGCTTTCAGTTTTAGCGCCATACAAACCAGCAGGCACGCCATAACGCCGCCGAAAAAGCACAGCGCCGCCGTCATAGGGGCCGTAAGTTCCATTGCCGCCGCCCCCCTACGAAATGCCGATCCGGGACATGATGAAGACAACCACGCCGCCCAGCACGGCGGAAAGAACGTATTTTACAGCTGTGCGCCACATATCCCCGTCCCGGCTTTCCAGCTTCTTTACCCGTTCGCTGATTTCCGATTGCTCTTTCAGCGTGTTTTGCACGCTCAAATCCAACCTTTCAATCGTTGTTGTCAGGGTTGTAAGCTGCTGGACAACGATCCGGTTCACCGTGTCTTCCAGCTGTTCAATTCGCTTGTTCTGCCTGTTGTTTTCATCTTCCAGGCGTTTGTTTTCGGCTACCATGCGCCGGGCAAATTCTTCATGTTCTGCCCGTGTCAAGTTCCCTTCCATTCGGTTTTTGCCCTCCTTCCGGCGGTTCCGCCCGCAACGGGAAGCGCCGCTGCGGGCGGCTCCCGTTACTTTCCTTTGATGAAGTCAGAATAAATGCTTTTCAGCGAATAAAGCGCGGGCAACGGCGTTTTCACATCCGCTTCCCCCGGCGGCATCAGTGACATTTCATAAAACCAGATGCACCAGCGGGCCGTATCTTCCGCCCAGATTGCAAAGGGCATCAGCATGAACCACAGCAGGCCGAACACCGGGCAAATCTGCCCCAGCACATTCCCCGGAAGCCCGCTATAGTCCCACACGCCCAGGCCCAGCCACAGGTTAAGGACGCACCCGGAAGCAAACTCCACGGCCAGCACAACCGCCGCCCCGGCTGCCGCCTGTAGGGCAACCGGGGCGTTGTAGAATCTGGGGGCCTGGTTCAACGCGCCCACAAGCACGCCGCACAGGCCCCCTACAATGAACATAGACGGGTGACTATAGCCGCGCCACAGCGTTTCCAGGGCCACGTAAGCGGCCCCCAGAAGTGCCCACAGGGTAATTACACGTTTCATACCGCGCCGCCCGCTTCCTGCATGATCCGGGCCATACTGGCGGCCAGATCGGCGGGCAGTTCCGCGCCGTACTCAATCTCGGCCAGTTCGTCCAGCCCGGCGCGTGCGATCCAAGCGTTAACGTGGTTGCAGTAAGTACGATGGTAGAAAACGTGGGCCGTGGCCGCCTGGGCCAGCGCCGAAAATTCCGCCGCCGTGTACATACGGCAGAGTTCCCCGTCCGCGTGGTACGGGACGGCCTGCGCCCCCGCCGCAATGGCGGCGTTCTGGGCCATCAGTTCCGTTTGATCGTGTTCGGTTAGGCTGTAGCGTGCGCCGCCCACTTCAACCCCGGCATAAATGGCGGCGGAACAGGCCGCGCCGATCTGCTGCTTCACTACGTCCCGCACCTGTTCCACGTTGTTCCAGTCTTTCGGCGGCGTGATCCCCTGCTGTTTCAGCCGCAGTTCCCGCACGCTGTCTTTTCTGTGCTGCAAACTCATTATTGAAAACCTCCCTGGGCGGAAGAAATATAGCCGCCCTCACCGCTGGCCCCGCGTTCCACTTCGATCTTGAAGTTGAACGCAAAGCCGTTTTCTGCCGTGGTATTCGTGAAAACGTGGTTAGCACCCGCCCGAACTTCCGCCGTACAGTCTTCCCACACAGGGGCCGCGTCCTTTGCGTTGTTCGTCACCTTCACGCTGTATACGGCATCGGCGGGAATCTGCCCGATCACGGACATAACGCAAATTTCAATTTTCGCGTCCGCGTCCAGCGGTTCCGCCAGCGTGATTGAAGCGGCGTGGATCTCCTTGGTAAATGTCAGCGTGTGAACCGTGCTTCCCTTGCCGTCACTGGCCGTAATGGTCATGGTGTGCCGCCCGTTCAGCAGGCACATAAAATATTCCCCGGTTACGGCAAAGCTGTTGTTTGCGCCCGGCTCCGGTGTAAACGTCCGCTTTGTCACCCCGTCAATGGCTTCCGTTACGGTCATGCTGTCCCCGTCCGGGTCTTCCACGCTGTAGGCAATGGAAAAGCCGCCGTCTTTCGTCCCCAGGTCAGCGCCGCTTCCCTGGGAACAGGTAATAACGGGCGCAATATTATTGTTCACGGGGCGGCTTTGGGACGTGGCATAGCCGCCGTAGGCGTTGTGGCTGTCATAGGCCCGCACCCGGTAACACACGCTGGCCCAGCCCCGCGTTACCGTGTCCGTATAACTCAAATTGCTGCCCCGGTACACTTCCGCCCAGCTGTCCGCGCCGTCCACTTGGCGTTCCAGGCTGTACCCGGCAAGATCCCCGTCAACGTCCGTGGCCGCGCCCCATGTGATTGTCAGCGGCTTTCCGCCTAAAACCTCATTGGGGATCGTGATGCTGGCCGGGATACCGGGGGCGTTGTTGTTAATTACTGTGATCTGGCCGCTGGTTCTGTACCCGCTGTAAAGCCCTTCGCTGTCGTAAGCCTTTACCCGGTACATAACCGTTTCCGTCCCTGCCGGGACGGTATTTGTGGTGCTGGTTCCGCTGCCCTGGTATACCTGCGTCCACTGTCCGCCGCCGTTGGTGCTGCGTTCTACCACATACCCTTCCAGATTTTTTTCCGCGTCCGTGGACGCGCCCCAGCTTACCGTGATCGTGCTTCCGCCCTGGATATTCCCCGGTACGTTGATGCTTCCGGGCGTAGTCGGGGCCGTGTTCGTGTTGATCGTGCCATCGTCAGAGGTCAAGAGGTTAGAGGGCAGGATCAAAGCGGGCCGCAGATAATACCCGGCCACGGAACAGCAGTAGCTGCCGGCAATGCCATCGGAATTGACGAGCCAGGCGCCGGTAGAGTAGTACAGGTGCGGAGAGCGCAACCACCAAAGCACGGCGCTTCCGTTGAACTTTGCGATCTTCTCACTGGTTCCGTTTCCGTCCTGGAAGTAGGCCAGTTTTGCGCCAT